GTCTCTTAATAAAATAATCATATGACAGATACAAAAGGCTAAAAGCAAATGAGCGTAGATAGTAGGCTCACCATCATTATAAAATATTTTAAATACCCAATATGGGTCATAATTTATTGTAATATTTTGCCAGTCCATTTCACTACCTATAAAAAATTTCAAAGACTTAAACAAAAATTTCAGATCGGAAGGAAGATAATGCCAATCATTCTTCTAGTTCTTTCTGTTGATGAGATTCAATTTCTTCATTTAAAACTAGCTTATGACAAAACCAACAAAACGTATATTTGGCTTCAATTTTTTTAAGCACTAGTGATGCAGAATACCCACCATCCTCTCTCAATGCCCAATATATCGAATTAAGTTCGTCTAAGTTAAATTCCATTGCTATTTCTCCAGTTCGCGCCTACGGACGCTCTATTTCGACCGTTTTAAGTCATATGGGAGCTTGTGATCAGGAAGAAGAATTTCAATGTTTTAATGGATATTCGTCACTCGTAGACACTCGTTCATCATTCTCCAGTAAAGAAAAATAAACCAGCAAAAATATAAAGTAATACGAGAAGCAAAAACCATATTCTAAGAAAAAAATTAATCATATCAACTCACTACCTGAGCCTGTAATTGGGGTTGTACATCATTATTCGCTATTTCCACCTGTTTGGGAATATCCGATTGAGAAGCTTGTTGAACAGTGTTCGTACTATTGCTTTGAGTATTGAATTGAGCATTGTTTTGTACCTGTTGGGGAGATTTTGTATAGTCAAACAGTCGTTCACCGTTTAACCATCTTTTACAATCAGCTTGTGAAATACTTGGCATTCTGTTGCCCTGTTGATCAAAGGCGTAGTATTTACCATCATATTTAGAACAACCTGTTAACTTAGGATAATCAACAACTTGTATTCTTGCTTGTGGTTTAAAATCATAGGGCTTTGAAGAATCATATGTAACAGCACCATCGTTTGTTATAGAAGCGTTGTTTTTAGACATGTCATTAAACCACTGTACACATTCAGGCTTTTCGACATTCACACCTTTTCTACAATCTTGTTCAAGAACTAGAGGCTGTTGTGTTGCCGAATTGGCTTGTGTTGGAATTTCCTGTTTTATGCTTTGTTCTTGCATTGTTTCTTCTTTTTTATCAGGTTGAGATTTTACCCAAAGCCAACCAGTCGCACCGATCACAAGCACAAGCATCCAAATTGCATTGATGATCTTCATCGGAATTTTAATTTTACCGTGAGAATCTTCACCACCATTGGAGCTTTTGTACATACCAAACAGGTTTTTAGGATAAGTAAACGTACCTGAATCCTCTGCATCTGCCTTGGTCGATTTGGTATTAGGGTTGAGTTGATGATATTTCCACATCCACCAAGTCGCCATTTTCATGCCCATTGGTCTGTGTAAATGGTAATGCGTTCCCACCATGTCCAATACGTCAACATTCAGCAATCTAGGGGCTTGTGTGATGTAAATAATATCCAAGAAATCAGCATGACGATGGGTTTGTAAAAACTCTACTTCCGGATGGTTTTCGTTTTTAACAGGATGTTTGTACTTTTTTGAGAAATGTGAAATCTTTTGCGCTTCATCAATCACAACCAATGAACGTGCTGGATAGTCCTCAAATTTGTCTTTGAGCGGTTGTGCAGTATCTAGACGTAAACCATCAATGTTACTAAAAATGTTCCAAGGGTCAGTTTCATTGACACGTTTAAATATCTCATTCACTGCCCAAAGGGTTTTTCCTGAGCCTGGAGTCGCTGTAATTAAATAAATCATAGTTTCCCCTTAGGCTTTTGAGAACGACATGCTTGTGCTGGTGATCATGGCACGTGCAATAAATGCTGAAATAACAATAGAAATGCACTGATCTAAACCACTTACACCAACGAGTGAAGCCAAGTCACCCACGATAAAAAAATCACTCATAAAGCGATTAATCAGGTAGTTAATAACACCTAAAATGATGGTTCCCGAAACAAGCGAAATGCCAGCACCTTTTAATATACGTTTTAGAAACCCATCACCGAAGCTATCAAGTAATTGTTTGAGTAATTTACCCATTTCGAGCAGCTCCTATGACAATGTAAGCAGCATAAAGATATGAACAAGCAACAAGCGCAGGACGAGCAAGAATAAGCACTTGACACAATGGCGTCATATCAAATGAGAAGTTAACGGATACACCAGACAAGCTGATTGTGTGTTGTTCAGGAATTGGACATTGTCGTGATACAGCAAAGCGATCTTTTGAGAATATTGATGTGTCAAATTCATCAGGCTTTTTTATTTCAATATCATTTGAATCATCTTTATCAGGTTGCTCTTTTGTCCAGTCAAACCAGTCCTCTACCTTTTGCCAAAATGTTCTTTCTTTCTCTCGTTGAGCTTCTTCTTGTTGTCTTGCTATTTCTTCTCGTTGCCAAGCGACTTGTTCAGACTGACGTTGAGCTTCAGCTTGTTTTGAATCTTCTTTATATTTTTTGTACCATTCACATACAGTTACAGCCCATGAGCAGAATTCAGGAAGTGTAAAATCTTCACCAACACTCGGTTTTTCAGGGTCGTAAACGTCAGGTTTTCCGTCTCCATCCGTGTCCACATTTGGTTTAGGTTTTGTGCTTCCAGTAGGGTCTGTTTCAGGAATTGGAGGAGCATTATCTAAAGCATCTGCTGTAGATTCGGGAGCTTGACCACCTGCAGGATTATTAGGGTTATATATGTCAGGTAATACTTGTGGTGCTTCAGGTGAATTATTTACTTCATTACCGATTTGGGTTTCTGAAACAGGGACTAATTCTGTAGATGGTTGATAATTTGGATTTTTATAATAATCATACGGAGTTGGATAAGATACACCATCTTTACGTGTTATTGTACATTGACCCTTCATAGTACTCGGATCAACTTTAGTACAACCTCCGATTGAAGCACCGAGCAAATATCCAGCTTGTTGATTCGTTGCTAAATACAAATTAGCAGCGTCTTGTGCTGATTTACCAATATTTCCACTTACACCGTAAAGATATTCCCAATTCTCAATTGTATTTTTTACAGGCTTTTTAATTACACCGTTATCAATAACCCAGCCAACACCTTGGATAATTCCGTAAACAACAGCACCTAAAAGTCCTAAACGAGCCATAGAGGCTACTGTTGAACCTGTTGCGCCTGCTGTGACAGGAACACGAGCTTTATAAAAAGGGTCATTTGATGCAACGGCTGTTGCACGTTTAGCAGTTACATCTATCACTTTTGCGACAGACTCATAGACAACTTTTTCGACTACCCATTTTTCAGCGCCTGCAAATGTTAAAGACGGAGTAAGGCATATTGTTAAGGACAATAAAAACACAAGGAATTTTTTCATTTTCATTTCCTTAGCAATAAATAAAAACAGACAGACATAAGAATTAAATAGAAGAATCCGAAAGACATTTTTTGATCTCCAATAAAAATGGGGAGCGAACTCCCCAAGTTTATTAAGTACGGTTGAACGCTTGTTTGACGTAGCCCCACACTTGAATTGTTGCGTTTGGAATGATCTTTGCAGCACCGATCAAAGCGATAACAGCAACACCAGTAGCAATTACAGCAGTACCCGCAGAAACGTCTGGACCCTCAGCAAATGCACTTGTTGAAGCTACAAATGGAGTAGCAACAATCAGAACTTTTTGAGCTAAGTTAAGACCTTTTTTTGGAGTTTGGTTTTGATTTTTCATGATTATTTACCTTTAAATGCGTCATTGATGACGTTGTAGAGAAATACAGTTGCAAAGCAAACAGCGACTTGAGATAGCAATAAATTCGCATCTGCAACCGATATATTCAGTAAGTTAAACTCAGGTTCAACTTGCTGAATCCAAGCGACACATGTCTGGACTCGATCCACTAGTTGTATTGATTCGCAGACATATGCCATGTTTTAAAATCCTATTTACAGTTGTAAAAATGAATAAAATAGAGATTCTGATCTTGTAGAACACAACCGCACTTCTTGCATTTATATATTGATTGTGTCATTATAAAATACTCTAAGTTATTGATTTATTTACATATTATACATTATACGAAATGGTATAATTATACCTTTGATAACTCAGGAGTTTTTTGATCTTGAGCTTTCTTTTCTTCTAACTGCAATGGCTTACCGTCACCAGTTGTCTTGTAATAAATATTGCGATCCATGGTTGATTGCTCAATCGGCAAATAAATTTCCCGACCACGATAAGACATGTAAAAATCTTTCATATGATGGTGATCTTCAATTACTTTTACGTTCTGTGAACACGGAACCATTTTTTCTAAACCACGGTCATAACGTTCAGATTCGAAGATCAGGCGCATGTTTAGCCCTTTTTCGTTTGTTGATTGTTCAACATTTATAAGTTTTGCTTTGAAGATTAATTGAGACATGAGATTCACCTTAAGATACGAGTTTTAATTGACGTTGATTGAATGTAGAGACAGGCTCTATAAAGTTTGGCGGTACTTGAGTTTCGAAATTGATTTCTACGAGTTTGATAAACGGTATGACGTTGTTTTTAGAGTCAATATGAAGATTCTGTAAATAAGCTTTTGAATAACCAGCAAGAATCAAATCTGCCATTTGTGCAAAGAACTGGGATTTTCCATATTGTTTTTTCATTGCTTCACAGCCATGAATTTCTAAAGCACAATAAAAGTTAAATAGATTCCTTGCCTTAGTTGTACTAACACGACCTGTAGGCGTAACAGTACCAAAGACATTGCACAGAGTTTTAAAGATAGAATCGTGATCAGTAGTTTTCATGGCTGAACCCTCAAGGGCTTTGAATATTTCAGAATTTGCTTTGACCCATAGGTCTTTTAAAAAATCAGGATTTTCACGTTGGTGGCGTATAAGTTGAAATAAATTCGTTGGTAAACCGAGTTCTTTTAAAACATATTTCTTGATACCGGTTTCAAAGCGTAACAGCCCTTTTGCCCACGCTTGTAAATCAGGATCAGACATAACTTTGACAACACGTAAAGCACATTTATCATTAGCTTTTGATAACTTGATTTGTTCTTCTAGTTGATTCTGAAATTCATTAAATTTGCCGTAAACTTTACGTGCATAGCGTTTTGATCGTTCTGAACCGAAATAAATTGTATTCTTATAAACAATCTCTTTTTGTGATTTACGGATATGTCTTGAAGACATGTTACGCATAAAATCAAGGGCTTGTGCTACTTGGTTTTCATCTTTTAAACGTGCTGAATATGTTGCATCAAGCTGTAGAACTTCTGTTTCAGAAATACAAAGCATCGAGTAAAGCGTAGGATGTGATTCAGCAAGATAACCAAGCATTTCCATTGCACCTTCTTCAATCCAGTCAGAACCATAAACATTGTGACCTTGCAGAATCTTTGCTGGTGAAGCCTTGAGTTCAACATGTGGGTAATAACGACCCTCATGAAAGAATTTAAAAGCCATAGCTGTATGAGATGTGGGTAATCTTTCCCAACCATGATTTAAAACACGATGTTGAGTTTTACCCTCTTCATCTTTGTAGACATCCCAAGAACCAACTTTTTTAAGATCAAGATCAAGCATGTCAAAACCTAAAATGCAATGATTACCGTCTTCAGTGATATCAACTAAAGAAGCATCAATAGGAATATGCATTACGATTTTGTCTAACAT